GCCAAGTTCGACAAGTGGGTGAAGGAACGCCGCGCCGAACTGCCCAAGGTGGGCCACATGGACGCGGAACTGGCCGAGGCCATCGGCACAACGCCCTTGGAGGTTGTCCCGGAAGTGAACGAGCAGCCGCAGGGCTACGAGGAGGACGAATGGAACGCCGAGGACTACGCGGCCTTGGCGATAAGCAGACTATAAACCAACTAAAACAATACACCAATGATGAATCAAGAAATGAAAAAGAAGGTGCTGGCGGCCTTGGCCGAGGCACGACAGAACTTCGCGGGAAGCGACGCGAAGTTTGCAGTGAGTTTGGGAATCAACTCAGCACAGTACAGCCGCATAAAGAACGGCGAGACGGAGCGCGTTTTGAGCGACCAGAACTGGATTAGCTTGGCCCGTCACCTGGGCGTGAACCTGACCAACGCCCCGGAATGGAAAACGGCGGCCACGCCCGTGTTCCAGTTCATCACGGCACAACTGGACATGTGCCAAAGCGCATCGATGAGCGCGATGCTGTGCGACCTGAGCGACATCGGTAAGACCTACACGGCGCAGCACTACGCCAAGACGCACAAGAACGCGGTCTATGTGGACTGCTCGCAGGTGAAGAGCAAGACAAGACTTGTAAGAACGATAGCCAAATCATTCGGGGTGGGCAGCACGGGACGCTTGACCGATGTCTATGAGGATTTGGTGTATTACCTCAAGACGCTGCCCAACCCCTTGATTATCCTCGACGAAGCTGGCGACCTTAACTATGAGGCATTCCTTGAAATCAAGGCCCTTTGGAACGCCACGGACGGCATGTGCGGCTGGTACATGATGGGAGCCGACGGCCTGAAGGCGAAGGTGCAGCGGGCCATCGACAACCGCAAGGTGGGCTATACGGAGCTGTTCAGCCGCTTCGGGAAACGCTACCTGACTGTTGTCCCGATGGAGGCCGAGGAGCGGACAAAGATGACGCAGGCCACGGCCATGATGATTATCAAGGCCAACTGCAAGGAAGGCACCGACGCGGGCGCGATACTGCGCCGCACGATGGGCGAGGACGGCATGCCGAGCCTGCGCCGCATACACAAGGAACTGATGAAAGAGGCATGACCATGAAAAGGGCGTACAGCGTGAGCAACATACTGACGGCAAAGTTCAAGACACTGCCCTTCACGGGGCAGTGGCACGATGCCGTGGGCGACCCGGAACTGACGGGAACGTGGGTTATCTACGGCCCGCCCAAGCACGGAAAGACCTCGTTTGCCATGATGCTGGCCAAATACCTGACGGAGTTCCGCCGCGTGGCCTACGACAGCGTGGAGGAAGGCAAAAGCCGGACGATACAGCTTGCGCTGGAGCGGACGGGGATGATGGACTGCGGCGGTCGGTTCGTGCTGCTTGACAAGGAGAGCGTGGACGACCTGAAGGAACGCCTCGACAAGCACAAAAGCCCCGATGTGGTGGTGATTGACTCGGTGCAGTTCATGGAGATGAAGTTCACGGAGTACAAGGAACTGAAAAGCCGCTACCCGCACAAGTTGTTTGTGTATGTGAGCCATGTGCAGGGCAACCTGCCGGAAGGCCATGTGGCGCGGCGCATCTGGAGAGACGCAAACGTGGCGTGGCGCGTGGAAGGCTTCAGGGCCTTCCCCGTGAGCCGCTACGGAGGCGGGCAGCATATCGACATCGACACGACAAAGGCAACAGAATATCACGGAATAGGACTATGAAAAACAAGAAACAACTGATACGCGATTTCCACATCCTTCTGCACCGGCTGGGCATCAGCGACATCGGCAAGGAGGGCATCCTTGCGGGCTACGGTGTGGACAGCAGCACGGAACTGGACGAGGCCGCACTGACAGAGATATGCGACCGGCTCCACGAGGAAGCGAGGGCGCGAGGAATTGAAACAGAGGCCAAAAACAGCCCCACAGAGGCCGAGAAGGAACGCAAACGGCTAAAGGTAGCCATCGGGAAACTGCTGGCCGCACAGGGCAAAATAAAGGCCGACGGCTGGGGTGTGGCGGAGTGGAACCTGATAGCGGGCACGGCCTGCCGTGCCGCCAAGGTGAGCCGGATGGACGACATACCCGCCAGCAAGTGCCGTGGGCTGATCTACGAGTTCAACAGGCAGCGTGAAGGGATTGAAGGGGCAAAGGAATATACCGTCAATAATCAATAATTAACCAACACTTAAACATCAATTAAAAATGAAAGTACAAATTGAAATCAAAGAGAAAGCATTGAGCATCGCCATCCTGTCAATAGGGACGATGGCCAAATCTGCAACCGACAACAGCCTACTTGAACAGGCCGTTGAGCGTTGCAAAAATGAAGTCACCGAAATCGACATCGAAAAGCATGATGAAGACATGAGCCTTCAGATTGCTCTTGCCTTGTTCGCGATTACCCAGCAAGGAGAGAATATCGAAAACGAATCCAAGGAGCAATGAAAACGAAGCGAATTAAAATCGAATTTGCGACAATCAGAGTCGCTGGATACATCAATGGCAAACAATCCACCAATGCCTTGACCTATAAACTTATTGGATTCGACGAGGCCGATTTTGCCGGACTTGTTGAGGAAGAGCGTAGACGCATTGAAACTGTTGTGCAGTCCGAGCTGGGCGTTTCAGAGGCAAAAGCCAAGGTGACAAAGATGGAGAAAAGATACATTGATGGCATGGTACAATCAAAACAACCTAACAAATAATCACTTAAACACAATTCAAAATGGCAACAAGACAGAAAAAGACCCTCATTCAGGGCATCACGGCTGAACAGGCCAACGACGCTTTCGCCAACTATGCGAAGGCCGACGCACAAATCAACAAGATCAACGCGGACATTGAGCTGCAATGCGCCAAGATCCGCGAGAAACGCGCCGATGAGCTGACGCGCCTCAGCGACGAGAGGGAGAAAGCCTTCGACACGCTGCAAGCCTACGCGGTGGAGAACAAGGCTGAACTTTTCACCAAGAAAAAGAGCCTCGAAATGACCCACGGCACCATCGGGTTCCGCACGGGCACTCCGAAGCTGAAGACGCTGAAGGGCTTCACTTGGGCATCGGCCCTGAACCTGGTGAAGGAGTTCCTGCCTTCGTTCATCCGCACGACGGAGGAGATTGCCAAGGACAAGCTGCTGGCCGACCGCGACACCAGATACTACGAGGGCGCGGACGACACCGTCGGCGTTCCTATGGCCGAGCAAATGGCCAAGTGCGGCATCATGGTGACGCAGGACGAGACCTTCTTTGTTGAACCCAAGAAGGAGGAAGTGGCCTAATGGGGAACCATTGCGTTTACACGGTGTGCCGCGAGTGCGGCGAGGAATACTGCCTGCGCTGCGAGTTTGGCATCTGTCCAAAATGCGGCACACCGTGGAACGCGAAGCCCGAAATGCTGACAGTGTATGACTACATAGGAAAACCGCACGAAATGACAGTCACAGAGATATACCAGGAAACCTTGGAGTTGGGAAAGCGGGAAAAGATTGACCTTGTGAACCGCATCCTGGCAAGCATCAAGGACACGGACAAGCCGACACCCGAACAGGACGACAACGTGCCCGCAATGCCAGTGTACGAGGGTCTGACCGTCTTCGCCGAAATCTACCGGGCAAAGAAGGGCGTGACCTATACCACGGGCAAGTTCTCGGGTACCGACTATAAGAACATGAAAGAGCTGCTGTGGAAGATAGAGGAGCGCATCGTGGAGGGTGGCACCGTCATCGTGAACGACGCGCTTCGCATCGGCAACCTGAAGATGTTCCTTCAGGCGGTTTGCGCCATGAAGAACCAGTGGTACTTCGAGAACCGCTTCAACCCCTACGGGCTGAACAATGACTTTGAGAAAATCTATTCCAACCTTGCAAACAACAGCGACCATGCCAGAAGAAAAGCAGCTTTCGACTACCTCTAACAACGCCGTGGCTTTGTCGCGGGAAAGCCTCGCCTGTTGCCCTGTGGCCCAGCGGCTGCTTTCGCAGGGCGCAGGGGACAACAGTTTCCCGACGGCTGCCGTGGCTGTGGTGGCCAACGCCGCAGGCGTGGCGACTACGGCTGCCGAGTCGGTCGGTTGCGGGCTTACCACGGTGAAGCTGTTTGTGAAGCATTTCGACGAGCGCACCTTTGCCGCTGTCATCCTGACCCACATGACCATGCTTGAGGACATGCTGAACGTGGCCCGCCCGATGAAGCCCGACGCAATGGCCGCCCTTGCGAAACAGGTGGCGCAGATGCTGCTTGACGACGACATGAGCTGGAACTTCGCCGACATCCAAATCGTGATGGACAGGCTGGCGAAGGGCGAAGCCGGACAGGTGTACGGCGGCCTGAACGCTCCGATGGTGACGAAGGCCTTCACGGACTACATGGGCGAGAAGGCCAACGCCTTTATCGACTATCGGGAACGGGAGGCACGGGAACGATACGGCAGCGGCCTTGGCCGTGAACGCACCAGAGCCGATTATGACGATGCCGTGAGAGCCGGGGAACGGGTGAAGCACATGGCGGCGCGTGAAGCCTATCAGAACGGTACACTACAAAAGGACATCAAAAAGGGAAAAGGCAATGGAAAAAGTTAGACAATACAAATCCGACAAGATCGAGATTTGCCGCAACTGCGGCGGCACGGGCGTGGTGGAGCCTGAGCGCGAGTGGCGGCTGAAACGAGTGCTGGGCTTGCCGCGTGAGATAGCGAGTGGACGGTGCCAAGTGTGCAACGGCAGCGGGCGCGTGGAAAAGCACACCGAAATCAACATCACGGTGAAACCTTATGGGACGGAAGAGAAGCAATAGGAACTACATGAGGCGCGTGGGGCTGGTGTGCCAGATTGTGCAGGAACACTACGAGCCGGGCGACCAGTCGAAATGCTACAGGCAAGTTTGGAAGCTGTATGTGAACCCGGTCTATCCCATGTGCTACCGCACCATGCTCCGCTACATCG